GGTGCGTTTGATCGTGCTATGGTAGATTTAAGACAAAGACGAGATAACCTTTTAAAAGCTAGTGATTGGGAAGTAATCATGGCAAAAGAAAAAGGCACAACATTATCTGCTGGATTTAAAACATATAGACAAGACTTACGAGATATTACAGAGGGTTTAACAACTGTTGAAGATGTTAATGCTGTTACATGGCCAACTAAACCATAAGGGGTTTAAATGCAACTTTCAAAACATTTTACATTAGAAGAATTTGAGAAATCACAAACTGCGACTAGAAAAGGCATAACTAATAAAGCTGGTAGTGGAGAGATTAAAAATCTAGGCGATCTTTGTTATGAAGTATTAGAGCCTGTAAGAGCAAAGTTTGATAAGCCTGTTACCATCACGTCTGGCTATCGTTCAGAATCATTATGTGAAGCAATAGGAAGTAAAAAAACTTCACAACATACGACAGGGAATGCCTGTGATTTTGAGATAGCTGGTGTTTCAAATTTAGCTGTCGCACTTTGGATCGAAAATAACGTTGATTTTGACCAGCTGATTTTAGAGTTCTATACAGGAGAGCCTAACAGTGGGTGGATTCATGTATCGTACAAAGATGGCTCGAATAGAAAACAAGTATTAACATTTGATGGAAAATCATATACAAATGGATTACCAGAGGCCAAATGGTCAGATGGAAAATTAACAAACTAATAGGAGAATATTATGCCAAGAGGAATGGGAACATACGGAAGTAAAAGAGGAAGACCAGCTAAAAAGAAAAACAAAATGAATAAAAAGAAAAAGAAAAAGTAATGAGAAAAAAAGCTGTATGGAATAAAACAAGGCCAAAGAAATTAGGAAAGCCAAAAGCATTTAACAAAAAATCTAAAGCCTATAAAAGTGCAAAAGCTAAAGCAGATCGTAGATTTGGTAGTGGTGTTAGTTTAGTTAAAAATATGTTTATTTCACAAGCTATTAAAAAATACAAACCAAAGAAAAAAAAATGAGCAAATCTGCATTACAAAAAATAGAATCACACGAAAAGCTATGTCGTATTATGCAGAAAGCAACACACGATAAAATTCACGATCTACAAGGTCAGATAAACAGAATTGAAAAAATATTATTAATCTGTGCTGGTTCTTTAATCAGTGCTATGGGTTATATAATTATGCTTTTAGTTGATAAGGTCTAAACCTTTACAAAAAGCAAAAAAGAAAGTACAAGCTGTAAGTGTATGATTTACAAGAACGTTCTTATTATTTCTGATACTCACATACCCTATTCTGTTCCAGAATTATTACCATATTTAAAAGCATTAAAATATAAATATAAAAATTTTGATAAGGTAATCCATATTGGCGATGAATTAGATAAACACGCTATGTCATTTCATGATTCAGACCCTGATCTTCCTAGTGCTGGAGATGAACTTAAATTATCTTTACCAACAATAAAAGAATTAGAAAAGTTATTTCCTCAAATGGATTTAATGGATTCTAATCACGGTAGCTTGGTTTATAGACGAGCATTAAAGCATGGAATACCAAAAGCATATTTAAGAAACTACAATGATTTTTTACAAGTTGGCAAAGGCTGGAAATGGCACGATGATTTAACAATAGATACACCTTTAGGAAAAGTTTATTTCTGTCATGGAAAAACAGCAGACGTTTTAAAATTAGCACAAAGTATGGGTATGAGTTGTGTACAAGGACATTATCATTCGTCAATGGGTGTTAGATATTATGGCAATAGTTTAGGCCTGTACTTTGGATTGCAAGTTGGTTGTATGATTGATAATAAATCATTGGCTTTTCGCTACAATAAGGTACAGAAAGCTAGACCGATTATAGGTTGCTCTGTGATACAAAATGGGTTACCAATCATAGAGCCTTTTATTAAAGATAAATCAGGCAAATGGATAGGAAAGTTATTATGAGTTCAAATACACTAAAAAAGACCCTTTTAAAGAGCCATAGAGCCACGCAGACGACAAACTCTGCTTTTTCTGATCAGGTATCAGGGAATCACTATAAGACGCTTAAAATACAGCCTCTGGAGTATTGTATGGCTAATGGCCTTAACGCTTGTCAAACTCACGTCATAAAATATGTTTCGAGATATGATAAAAAATGGAAAGATAAAAAAGATCAGATTAAAGATTTAAAAAAAGCAAAGCATGTAATTGATATGCAAATAGAATTATTGGAGAAAGAATAATATGTGGTTGAATTTATTATCATTGGGTGTAAAGACAGGGGCGAAGATTTACCAAAACAAACAACGAACTAAACAGTTAATGTCAGATGCTCAAATGCACCACGCAGAGCAAATGGCGAAAGGCGAAATTGAATATAAAGCGAAAGTTATTGAGAGTAATGATAATGGTTGGAAAGACGAATTTGTCCTTGTTCTCGTATCTTTGCCTATTCTTTTATTGGGTTGGTCTGTGTTCTCTGACGATCCTGAAATACGTAATAAATTAGATTTATTTTTTGAGTATTTTAAAAACCTACCATATTGGTATCAAGCTATTTTTATTGGTGTCGTTAGTGCTATATATGGATTAAAAGGTGCTGACATAATGCGTAAAAAATAATAATATGTCTTAATGGCAGACGCAGTAATAATAGACGCAGAGTTTCAAATTGAAAGTAAGTACAATCCGTATGGACATTTTGTTGCGTTAAAATTTATCGATACAATACCTGACAGACCTAAACTGTTAAAAACAATTCACGATTTAACTGCACACGATGATGTTGAATTAATTGATTATAATTATAAGGAAATAAAAATTACTTCTAGGACAAGTTTGAAGTATTTTGATGTGACGAGAAACTAGGGCAGTCTTGATCCAAAAAACCACCCTAGCCAAATTATTAACTCTCGCTAATAACTCTATTCACTAACTGATAAAAATTGAATCAAGGAGTTCAATTCTCGTTAGTAAAATTCATTTATCTATTTCATCAACTTTTCTGTTGCTATGATGTTAATAGATTGTTGTTTTAAGTTTTCGCAATATGAATGAGCCAACTTTGATTGTATTTTATAATACAAATACATTTTATGATTGGTAGAAAGTTCTATTTTAACTTTCTTATATCTTTCATCATTACTTGCTTTAACTTTTGCCAAAGAAACAGATATTTTTTCATTATCCATTCTTTCACTAACAACATAATCAAAAACTTCTTGTACCTGATCTTTAACATTATTATATTCGATTTCAGTATCAGCGAATAGCTTATCTACTTTATCTAAATATATTAATATTTGATCAGGGTTAAAAGTCTTTGGTCTTAACTCTATGTACTTTGGTTGTTCAGCCATTAACCAAGTTCTCTTTCATACATATCAGGGTTAAAATCAGTTGGACTTTCTTTAGACCAATCAATTTCTTCTCTAGGGCTTTCAGGCAACTTATCATCAGTAAGCTGTACACCTTGTTTAGCTTGTTGGTAGCTTTGCTGTGGTTGTTGCATTATTGGTTGTTGCATAGTTGGTTGAGGATTATAACCAGCTTTACTAAATGGTTTAACCATATAATAAGTAACCTCTAATCCCATTCCATTACTATATTTATTTGCTTCTGATTGTGTTGTTTTTGCACCCCATTTCAGCACGTGGCCTGATCGTACATATTCTTGTACTTGTGGCGTATTTAACCAACCTTGTATGTTTGTTAAATCAAACATATTTTTAGTTAGTGTGCATTGAAATTGAGCCTTATTAGATGAAGCTTGATACTCCATTTTTGGGGCTTGGTTTCCTGTAGAATATAATTTTAATGTTAATCCACAGAATGGTAGTTTTCCTTGTTGTATTTGTGTCATGTTTTTCCTTTATTGTTGTTTCTGTTTTTGTTTTTTTTGTTTTTGTTTAGGACTTTCCATTGCTAACATTAAATATTTAGCACCAAGAAAAGCATTAAACATTTCTTTATTTAAAGGAAGTTCCTTAACTTCAATATTACTATCTTTTTTAGGCAATCTTATAATTAACCCTTTAGTAATTTTTTGTTTAGTTTCTTCCTCGTAGGCTACCTTATAAGCATTTAACTGTAATGTGTAGTCAAATGATATATGGTTACTTGTTTTAATATCTCCTAAAACAAGGTTACCTTTCTTATCCTTTAAGATAAGATCAAGAGTACCAGCGTAGTTATATTTTTTAGAAAAAACTTTTTTCTCTAACTCAACTACCTCGTATTCTTGGGTTTTCCACCAATCTAAAAAAATGTTCCAACAATTAATAACTGCTGGATCAGATTGGTTAGGAATCTTTTTATCTTGAAGATAATCTTCAATAAGGCCGTGAACAACAGTACCGACTAAACCAGCGTCATCTTTGATTTTGTCAGTTTTGTTCTTGGCATTATGAACAATTCTTTCAAGTTTAACTCTGTCTAAAGTTTCTCCACTATCCATTATTTGATTAATAGAATCTTTAATCTCTCTAATCGGAGTAGAAACTAACCAATTAACTAATTGTGGTTTAGGACAGCCTTTACTACATATCCCTGTTACACTATCGACAACATTTTCATCGTGATAATATAAATGTTTTTCGTCATCGAATGTTAACTCTAGACCATTTTTTAACTTATGTTTTATGTACATTTTTTTCCTTTTTAGTTATGACACTATCTAAAAAATTTGGCAAATCAAAACCATAATATTTTGAAAGATTCCATAATTTAGAAGCGTCTGATTTAATACCTTTCTCGAATTTATATAAATCATAAACCGAGTTAAAGTATGGTTTGTTATCCTCTACTACTGCGTCAACAGTTAGCTTACATTTAAGCCTGATACTTTTAAATTTCAGGCCTATTAACTGATTAAATAATTTACCAGATGGTTTTTTTCTAATCTCTACTATCATACCATCAATTAAGTAATCAGTTTTTCTTGTTTTATCCATAACAACCTTTCTAGTTTAAAATGGAATGTCCACGATTGTTTAAACATTTTCTAACGAGTGCTTCATACTTTGTGTCCATTGTATAACTAAACGACCAATAAAGAATATTACTTACAAAGTTAGTATTCTCTTTAGCAATAGTTTTACAATGTTGAAGATCATTAGTTATTTCAACTGCTTTAGCTTCATCAAAAGTACCACTACGTCCAGCACTATCGACAATCGGCTTATACGCACATTGGCTTAAACTTATTAAAATGAGCAAGTATCCGATCTTTTTCATTTTTTTTCCTCTCTTTTAGTTTGCGTTTATATTCATTCAGAGTAACAGCTTTTATTTTAGGCATATGTGTATATACCTCGTCAAAATAAGGGTTGTTATCTCCAAAAGACCATTTTCTTTTATTAGATATTCTAGTTATGAACTCTAATCTTTTTTCTATTATTTTATCTACCATATTATTACTCCTAATATAAAACCAACTACAAAACATAACCACTCACGTCTGTAATAAAGTTCTATTGCTTTCCAATCATTTTTAGTTTTTCCAAATATTAACATTATTGAACTCCTATTAAGTAATCTATTGTTAATTTAAAACCACCACAAAAGAAATACAACATCATTGCACCGAATAATATGTAATCTAAAGCGTCTAGTATTTTTTTCATATTTACCTTTCTAGGTGGGGCTACAAACCCCACCATTCTGATTGATTTATATTCTTGCACTTATTGGGTTGTTTGAAAAAATAACCAAGCCACCAAGTTCTTGTAAGAATCTTGCTCTGTCGTCTGACTTACTTTCGTCATTAGCAATATTCGTAATCGCATTGGCAACATCGTATTTAGAAGTAACAAAAGTTTCTCCTACATAGTGGTTAAGTCTTTCAAAAACTCCTGCTCTTTCATCATCTGAAAGACCATGTTTTTTTGCAAGAACTTCTACTTGATGTGAGTTGATTTTATCTTGGGTAGCTTGTTTTAACTTTTCAACATTTTCCTGAAACAATTCAGGATTGCTAACAAGTTCTAACTGCTGACCCATTTTATCAACAATTGTTTTCCATTGGTCATCATTGTCTAAATCAATAATCATTTTACCAACGTGCTTTGCGTAAAACTGATTTAGATATTCAGGTGCAACCATACCATTAGTACAAACTAATCTGTAAATGAATGGCTTAACAATTAAAGAGCCATGACCAATTTCAGAATTTGTAATTGTGATACCACCTTGAACAAGATCACCCTCTACTACTTCTCCCTCTAACTTTGGAAGTACAGCAGTAATATTCATATTATCTCCATCGTAGTATGAGTACTTTAACTCTGCATTCATATCCATCAATTTCGATAAACAAGAATTAGCAACAACATCAGAATCAATTCTTTTGTATCTATCTGACATAATTGCTCTTACTTTATCTTCTCCATTAACGCCTGTTTCTAAAGTTCGAAGCATTAATTTTTTGTTTTTGTTTTTGTTAATCCAAAAATTAAGATTATGTGCAACTAATTCTTGACTAACAGGCAAACATTTAGAAATATATCTTGTACCAATTTCTAATCTGTTGCTTAAATGGTTTAAAGAATTATCATTCATTTGATAATAATGTTTAGCACCAGTAGAATGTAAATCTGGATAAACGCTTCTATCGTTTTGACTTACATCTAAACTATTCAAATCAACTATGTAATCTTTTTTAAACTCTACATCGTCATTGATTTGCTTTAACATACTTTTTATTTCTTGACCTTTTTTCATCTTATCTCCTTTTTCTAGTTTTTCGTATTTATTATTTAGCTAACATCATCAGTGCAACTTGCTAAAGGTTGCAGAAACTAATTTATAACAATCTAAATCGTAGGTCTGAACACACACTCTTTGAGGATCTCCACTGATTAACGAACAACTTAACGAGGTCAAAACTTAGAATTAACGCCAATGGCTCTGAATCAGTTTTTATGCGATTAAAGTCGAGTACCGATTTAACATAGACTTAATAACAAGACTATGCCTGATTTGAGGAAAAAAGCAAACTTGTTTCTTTTCAGCAATTAAGAGGCTTTTCAGCAACTAATACCTTTTTTATCAAACTTTTTTGACAGCTTTGACACTCGTAATAAGATATGTTGTTCTTTATGTTCAAATCGGTTATTAATAAAGATGAGTTAGTTTTTTTTTCATTATTAACTCCCTTTCTAGTTATAAATGGGGAAAGTTTTTACCGAT